CATATTTAAAATATGTTGTAAAGCAATTATTCTAAACTATATTTGGTAGTCACTACATATTTTCTATTTGGATTTACCATAAGATTTAATCTATTCATAAATGCCCTATCAAACAAAATAGGGGTACGGTCTTCTCTATCATCTAAAGTAAATTCTGTATTTTCATAAATGTGTCCTAAAAATTCTACATCTAAACTTACCACATATCTATCTTCGGTGTAATCTCTTTGACCGCCTACTCTAATCTTTTGCGTTCTAACTATATCACTTGTAATAGTTTTTCCATTTAAAGTCCAGGCAACTTTATTACCACTTGCTTTTATTTTTTCAGCGTGTATAACTGGTTCACCTGAATTACCTGTATCCATTTTTGCTATAAGTTCTCCAAATGGTTTAATATTAACCACTTCTCTATAACCACATTCAGTTGGTACTGACCATCTATTTTTAGGGTCTTCAAAATGTTGAACAATTTGTTTTACTAAATTTCCTTCAGTTGCTTTCTCAATACCTTCTGTACCTGGAGAAGAATTAACCTCTATAATAAATGGTGGTTGTTTTTCTCTATTTTTACTAGGTATAAAATCTACTGCAACCCAAACACCATTAACTGCCTTAGCAGCTAATATACATTGTTCTACTTCTAATTCTGTTAAGTTATATTTTTTAACGACACCGCCCATTGAAAAGTTTGATCTAAAATCTCCTTCAATCACATCCCTTCTCATAGTCGCCATAACTTTACCACCTAAAACTAAAACTCTAACATCATGGTCTGTTTTAATATATTCTTGTAATAATAAATCAGAGTCTTCATCTGTTTTATAAGTTAATTGTACAATAGAATCTAAAGACCTTTCAGATTCAATAAACAATACACCGACACCTTTTGATCCTCGTAATGTTTTCATTATCATAGGATAATCGGAGTCCAAATTCTCTACTGCTTGTTTTACCAAATCTTTATTAGGAATTAAAACCGTTCTTGGTTGTGTGATACCATAATCTAACAATCTTAAATATGTTCTATACTTGTCAGCACAGGTGTTTACACAACTTCTGGAATTAACAACAGCGATACCACCTTTCTCTAATTGAGAAAGGAAATCTAACCAACTATCTTTTCTAGTAATTGATCCTCTAACGATAGCTAAAGTATCAGAAGAATCCACTACAAAACCTTTTTTATCATCTGAATTATGAACACGCCTTATACCTTCTTCAACTGTAATATAAGCACCATCTATCATAACAACATAAACTTTATGTCCAAGTTTTCCACCTTCATCTATTAACCTTTTAGCTGTATGGAAATATTCAGATTCCTCTGGTTCATCTGATACAACAATCAAACGATAAGGTTTCTTATCAGTTTCAGCTTCTGCTATAAATTCTTTAAACTTCGGTGCCTTCATTATTTTCTATTTTCTTACCTATATTATATTTTGCTTGAAGGTCCCACTCGCCTTTTTCTTTGAAACTTAATACTTTGATTTGTGATAGAGGTGCTTTCTTCTCAGCAATTGATTTGTTTAATAAAGCAATTAATCCCCAATCACTTAATAATTGGGCAATTGTATTTCTTCTTTCAGCGTCATTGTCAGAAAAGTTTGCTGACTTACCATCTAAAGCAAACAGTTCTTTAAAATGCACTATGAAATATCTTCCTTGTTTGTGTAATATGTGGCAAGATTGAAATAACTTTTTATCTTTTCTTGACGCCACTCCTATACGAGTTAAAGTTTCCCTAACTTTTAAAAAGTCATCTGGTTCCTTTAACTGAACCTCCAACATCTGTTCTGGATGCCAGGTATTATCTAACTCATTCATTTGGTCCCACCTTTATATAATTTTTCCTTAATCAATTTCAATTGATTTTTGGTCAGTATATCAAGAGCGGACTTTGCTTTTTCATTACTATATCCATAAAACTCTTTTACTAATCCAATATCTTTCAATTTATTCGCTCTCAAAAAAGGACTATATCTCTTTTTTGATCTAATACTATTTAGTAGAAAGTGAAATTGCATATCTTTATCAATAAAATGATTACGATTCATTTCATTAACAAGCATAAGAGTATCTTGAAAACCTGATAGTATTTTATTAACTATATAAGCAGGATATTTTTTAACCCATTCCCTATCATCGGATTTCATTAAATCTTTTTTAGTGAAATTTATGGAGTTTAGATAGTCTTTAAGTTCATACATTTAATCTCTTTCATGTTTCTTACATATAGTACATATACTTGTTGAAATGAAATCTTAACATTAAACAGTTTTTTAATTTTTATTGAAAGTTCTCGATAAGTAAATGTTGATTTATTTTTTACAATATAAACTAATGCTTTAAATTTAATGCTATTTTTATCCCAATCTAAACATTTTATGCCATTTTTAATTACCATTTTTTTACCAAACTCTAATGCACCACCATGATACTCACCTCTTTCTTTTTGTTTTTTAATTCTTGCTTTATGAAGTGATGAAAACGATGCTGGTCTTTTTATATCGTGTAGCATACCATGATGTATATAACATACTGATAATAAATTTGTTTCATCATCTGATCCACCTAAAAAATGAGGATCAATATGATGATTTTCTATATCTACTGTGCTACCACAAACTGCACAATGTTTAGTTATCATTTGAATTTAACCTGGGACATAAGTTCAGTTAAACAAGCAACTAAATTAATCTCCTGGTCAGCAACAAAAGCTGATTTATATTGATAATCAGCAATAATTAAAACAGCATGTGGTATTGTAGATGGTTCTAAATTAGTATATAATGTATCATATATCTTACGAAATATCTTTACAGGATCATTGTCAAGATTATTGACTACCCATTTTCTCATATCGCTAAACTCTTTATTTTTTAAATGTGATATTAATGTCTTTAAATTTTCATCGGATACATTGACTAGAATACCAGCGTCAATAGTTCCACTTACTGAATATCTTTGTAATTCATTAATTAGTTTTCTAAAATCTGGAAAATGTTTCTTGATTAATTCAACAAGTACTTTATCCTCATAATTTATATTTTGTTCTTTAAGAATAAAAACTGCTCTTTCAAATAATCTACTTGCCAGTTTAGGTTTATCTTTTGGATTTACTTTAAATTCTATGTTTGAAAACCTACTATGTAAAGGTTCTATAATTCTATTCTTAAAATTACAAGTAAGAATAAATCTACAATTTTTATGAAACTCCTCTACGAATCCTCTTAAAGCAGGTTGTGTAGATTGTGGATTAAGATAATCTGCCTCATCTAATATCACAACTTTTTTACCACCAGATAGTGATACAGTTGAAGCAAAGTTTTTAATCTTATTTCTTAATACATCAATACCACCTTCTTCGGATCCATTTATCATAATCCAATCACAATTTAATTGTTCACATAATGCTTTCGCAACTGTGGTCTTACCAATGCCTGGAGTACCAGATAATAATAGATTTGATAATTCACCCTTTTGAACAAAGGATGTAAATAGTGTTTTTAATGATTGTGGTAATATACAATCATCAATAGTCTTTGGTCTATATTCTTCAACCCACAAAAAATCTGTATTCATTACAGACCTACTTTGTTATTGTGCTGTCAGGTTCTAAAGCAATCCAATATTCAATAGGTAATTTCTTATGTTTAAAATGTGAGATTGATTTTGATGATACAGAAACATCATAGTCGCCATCTAGCATTTTCATATTTTCTACTTTGAAATAGAAAGTATAATCTGCTGTTGCACTTTGACCAACTACAATATCAAATGTATTTGATGTATCATTTTTTTTATCACAAACTTTAAGAACAATATCGCCACCTTTTGTACCGATTAATGCTAAGTCTGGCGATTTTAAAATCGCAGCCATCTTTAACAGCTGTTTATAATTTGATTCTGTTAAACTAAAAGTTACTTCTGCTTCTGGCATATTAACTTCTTTAGTTGGTGATACTATTACTGAAGGATTAGAATAGAAATATTTTACTTTTGATTTACTACCTTCAGATGATATTGTCATGTACTTATCTTGTAAAGACAATTCAGGTTTAGCAAAACTTGATACTGCTGATAGAAATTCGTTTAAATCATAGATACCAAACTCATTGGTAAATTGATCTGAAATTTTTGCTTTAGCAAAAATGTTTCTCATTGTAGAGATTGTTGACAATTCATCACCTTGTTTAATTAATATGTTAGTATTAATTCCAGCAAAGTTTGTAAGAATGTCGGTTGTGTTTTGATTTAGTTTCATTGTATATTTTTCTTTCAATTATTAGTTTATTCAATTATACTTTATTAGGGAAGGTAAGTCAAGCAGGTGGCGAAAATAATTCGCCACCCGCTATATTTGGTTATTTGATATTAATAGTTCTGGCTTTTCTATTCTCTGGAATAATTCTTTCCAAAGATACTTTTAAAAGACCATCTTTAAGTTCGGCACCTTTAACTTCAACATCTTCCGAAATTGTAAAAGCTTTAGAGAAATATCTTTTAGCGATACCCTTATGGATAACTCCATCTTTTTTATTCTCTTTTACTTCTGCTTCTTTGATTGATTTGATAGTTAAGATACCATCTTCAATGATAACATCAATATCTTTTTTATTGAAACCAGCAATTGCTAATTCAACATCATACTTATTATCGCTTATCTTTACGATATTATATGGTGGGAAACTAGGCACAGTAAGAGTATCAAACTGGTGGTCAAACATTCTTTCAAAATGGTCAAACACATTGTCGAACCCTATGGTTACTGGTCTTAATTGATTAAAAATAGATAGTGCTTTATTGGTCATATTAACCTCCTTTATTAAGCAAAGTTATTTTT